GCTGCTATTGCCGAAGACATTAACGGATAATTACCATCACTTGCATCACCTCCACTCCACACATCATCTATGAGAATCTTTCCAACAAACGGAAGACATTTAGGACAGGCATTAGCACGCTTATTCATGATAACTGTACTAATTCCCCATGATTGTCTCATTTCGCCTTCTCCGGTCAGATATGCACGCTTGTTAGCTGTCTGAATTGCCATCTTGGCATAGTCTTTCATGGTATGCCTTGCGCCATTTGCATATTCAATACAGTTGATACCGGCTTTAAGGAAATCCTTTGTAGCCATATCTACAGCCTTCTCATATGTTCCTGCGCCCGTATTCGCATAGACCTGAGCGTTAAATATTATCTGTCGGTATTTATCCTCCGACATTCTAAGCATTGCTTTTTCTGCCCTGCTAAAATCTGACTTCGTTGCTTTAATCAGGGCATTAAGTTTTCTTGTATTGAGTCTGAAAAAAGCACCCTCAGCGCCTTGCGACACCTTAGATGCTTTCAACCCTTTCTTTAATGCTCTTAATATTTTCTGCTCCTGTTCTGTTCCACCTTCCTGCCTGGCTGCAAATATCATTGCATCAATAGAGTCATTTATGTTGCTAAATGACTTCGTGAACTTCTTTTTATTCTGTGCCTTATATTTTTCCAGAGCCTTAAGCTGTTCTACCTGCCACTGTGACCAGTTAAACCCCATATCTGTCTCTTCTGCTCTGTGGCTCGCAAGATTGCGCATCATAGAAGCAATCAGCTCATCTTCTATGGCTTTAAATGCTTTCTCTATATCATAGTCCGTATTTAACATAGGCTACCTCATTAAAAGCTTTCCACTTCAAATCCATCTAATTCTGTATTAAGTTCCGGTTCTGTCATCTGTTCAATTCCCTGTTCTGCCTTAAGCCTTGCAACTTCTTCCTGTTTCCAGTCATCATCCTTAGTGTCACCATACAGCTCATCAATGGACGCTTCTACACTCATAATGCCTCCCTGCTTGGCTTTGCTCACTGTCTCAACCTGGCTCTCAAAGCTAGGATTCGCATATTCACCAAATGTCACATCAACATCAATGTCCTGTGTTGTTGAATTATTAAGTGTATCTATCGCCTGCAATGTCATTTTTACAAGCTTCGGAAGAACCTTCTGGAGCTGATTTACAATATTATTTCTACTGTACAGCGTTGCTTTTTCCTTCTCCCTCTGTGCTTCTGCATTATCAAGCTTCTTTACATCTATTCCCAATGTAGAAGGGCTCATGATTCCCTGTAAGCAAAGGTCCAATGCCGTGATATATGTAGCAAGATACCCTTCATGTGGTATTTCACTCTGTTCTCTTTCAATCTTATAATTTGCACCTTCTGCCATAGGAGACGAATACTGTATATAAGCGTTGTCAAATGAATTTGGCAGCATAACAGCTCCATCGCTTGGATTTCGAGGAAGTAAATTCTCGGGTATATATTCCTTTGTACGGTTATGTCTTAAGGCATCCATCCACTGGCTCCATGCTTCATCCAGTGCATCAAATTCATCTACCTTACTGTCATAGATACTTTTACCTCTACCTTTAAACTTCGCTGATTTATAGAACATGAGCGGTATGGCCATCATAAAACTTTTATCTTCCCATGTTACAGGTCTTAAACCTGCAAGCTCCGGCACAGTGCTGATATCACATTCTTTATTATCTCTTGTGAGCATATATGTTATATAGCCTTTGCCATATGTTTCAAGCAGAATGTACTCTTGATTCTTAACTGTATATACTGTCTTAAACACAACCTCTTTCACTCTGCCGCGTTCTCTTATTATCTCTACCCTGTCGCCAGGATAAAACTCTATGATTGGATACTGACTGAGATTCGTGTCTATGGATAGCTTAAATGCTCCATCTCCAACAATAAGTGTATCTGATATTGCTTGCTTTATAAGCTCTGTAAAGTCATTTTCTTCCGCTATCTTATCCCAGTCTGACTGCCTACTGCCAACATCTACCTCGTTCATATCTGCAACAACAATACTTGCAAGCATATCAACCATCATTGCAGGTAATCCTACATGTATCTTTCTTATCGCTAATCCAGGAGAGCATTTTGCAGCCCAGAATCTTGTCTTGTCCCCATCAACCTGATCATACAGCTGTGACAGCTCTTCACTTACACCTCTGTACCATATCTGATTCTTAATGGCGTTACCTTCAAAGTCGAAGATTTCCTGTATATTAATTATTCCTCTCTGTGCCGGCTGCACACGCAACCATGTCCTTATTCCATCTCTTATCTTATCAGCCATAGTATTAAATATGCTCACCTCTCTCACTCTCCTATCCGTTCTCTACTCCAACTTTGTCCCTGTATGGTATCCAGCCATATTGTGTACTGTTTACCATATGATCATTTCCATCTTCCGGCTCACAGTCTTTATCTTCCAGCCAACTGTATACCTGCAGTTCCCCGGTGTAGTTCGTGCATGTATCTACAACATAATAGCTTGGCTCTTTGCCCTTTTCGTCGTTAAAGGACATCCAGCCAAGCTGTAAGTTAATTCTATCTATTATGGTTACTTTCTTATACGCATTGTTAAATATATACTGGCAGTCAATGTGTTCTCTCTTGTACTTGGCAAACTCTGTTATCGTTGCCTGATCAGCATTATCTATAAACACATTCTTTGACATTCCACCCCATTCTTTTCTGTTACGCTCCAGGAAGTCTATGTAATTCCTTACTGTATCACTTGGAGCTATTGGTATATCAAGAGCCGCATTGTTATATACCTTTTCATCCAGTACTATCAACTTGCCTTTGTTGGTTATTCCCATAAAGGACATAGCAATAGTATCAGGACTCTTGGTTGAATATGCCGTATCAAGACCGCTTGTATATATTACAAACCATTCTGTCTGCTTGTCGTCATATTCTCGCTTAATAAATGCCTTAGCCTGTTCCTTTGTAATAACATGTCTCTTGCAGAAATTAGAAAAGACAAGACCTGTAGCCTTGCCTCTTAATCCCAATATCTTGTTTTTATATATCTTGGTACCGGGAGGATAGCTCATTTTTTTCTGTTCTATCTTCTCTGGTGTCATGGATATATTATCTTCAAATGTGAAGAACCAATATACCCAGTCTTTAATAGGTTCACAACCGTTAAGGTCCTTCCATATCTCTTCCGGCACATCTGCCTTATACTTATCAATCGGTCTTGCGTGATTAATATATTCGCTGTATATGGGTAATGTAGGTGCATCTGGATTAAGAGTGCCAACAAAATATTCACTTCGTCCGAATATCTCTCGTATGAAGTCTATATTAGCTGTGTTGCACTCATCTACCCATACACATCCAAATTGTGAACCTAAGGCGTTCTTCCACTTACTGGCATTATCATAGCCAAGAATATATATTATCTTGGTACTGCTGCCAGTTTTGAATTTAATATGTGGAAGTTTATTCTCTTTATCACCGTTTCCACAGTATTCCAAATTAGGGAATATCTGAAGCAATCCCATATCAGCATTTATAATATTCTTCTCAATAACACCTGTTGTATTACCGGCTATAACATGCAGCTTCATATCTGATTCTGCTACATTCATGATAAACTTCACAGCAACCGTTGTTGTCTTACCTGATGCAGTAGAACCTTCAAGGAATTCTGCTCTTGCCGGTGTATCTATGTAATCCCAATATTTATCACTTAGCAGCACTAGGCTCACCCCTTGCCTTACGCTGAGCAAGAAGCTCTGCAAGCTCATTCTTTACAGAATCATTAATATTAGCTTCTATCTTGTCTGTAAACATACCAAGATGCTTGCCAAGAAGCTCCAATGCCCTTACCTTGTCACATGGCTTGACCTCTAATCCATCTCGTCCTTTCTTAATAACAGCTAATGCACGCTTTTGTTCTTCTGTAAGTTCTTCTGTCAATACTGGCTCTACAGTCCTGTATGTAGCAGGTTTGCCGTCCTCATTCAGTATATCCACAAGTATACCACCTACTTCTGCTTTCATCTTCTTCTCGACTACATGTGCATAATCTGCTGTATTAGAAAAAGCTATCAGTGCAAGTTCCCTGATTACTCGCTCCTGAGTAATCTCTGTCTTGCGCGATAGTTCTTTTTGTCTCTCTCCTATGTACTGTGAAATTGTAGTATTTTGTAGTAATTTTGATGCATTTGTATTTGCATACTTTTCTGTATACCCCGCCCTAATAGCCGCTTGTGTGGCATTAAGGTCTATAAGGTATTCATCACAGAATTTCCGTTGTTTATCTGTTAATCTCACACAATCAGCTCCTTTCTTGGCATACAAAAAAAGACACCAGCCTTAAGCCAGTGTCTTACCGGGGGTATTAATATTTAATAATGGAGAAATCATGCTGTCCATCATGTCCAGTTTAGATATTAACACAGACAAAACGAACAGAGCGAACAAACTTTAAATTTTTGATAAGAATCTTTCTACTGCCATTCTACAACTATCTGCTGTGTGGTGTTTTCCCATCTTTCTTGCTACCTGCACCCAAGATAAACCTTCTATGTATCTTAATGTTATAAGCCTCCGCATTCTGCTATTGTCAATTTGATTAATACATTGTTCTATGAGGTTTATCTGCGTATCTATCTTCTCTTTAATGTCTATCTGCTGCCGCTGTCGCACTAAAAGAAGTGTTCTCTTACGTGAATATGCCGGATAAGGGAAGCCTTCTACAACAAAATGCTGCTTACCTCCGTTTCCACCGGTAACACTATCCTTTTCCGTATAGCCTTCAGCTTCCATTTTATCAAGTTCTCTTTGTATCTTATCAATTGCAGCCTGTATTTCCTGTTTCTCCTTAACCAGATCATTGTACTGCTTAAGAAGGTCTTTTATATTGTTATTTTTCAAGTTATTCATCACCTACCCTCTTCTCATCTGCTGCCAGTTTTTCCTTATCCAAGATTTCTAAAATATAATACTGCTTATCTGGTTCAGCTCCCCACTCTGGTCTCCCTTTTCCAATCCTTAATCTGCATCTTGCTTTTATTGCTTTAGAATCCTTGCTATATCCATTACGGAAAATAATCTCCTGAATGCTGTCTTTCCTTATCTCCTCTGGTACTGCCTCGCCTTGCAATAACTCATATTTGCTTCTATGTGAGAAGATACTTGATGGATATATGGTTATAGCTCCGAACAGGTTCTGGAATCTTATTTCATAATATTCTTTTATTTCCCGATACTCTTCTTTCTTCTCACCTGAAAGAATCATATCAAACCATTTTTTCTTGATTGGCAATATTAGCATTATGAATCACCTGCCTTTAATTTATCTAATGTTTTCATGGCTACTTCTAACATCGGTTTGCTAGTTCCACAATTCTGGCCAGCATATGTACATTCTGTCTCTTTGAGATATCCGCACCCTATACATATTGCCTTTGCCACAGCCCTTTTCGAATCCTCTATAGCCTTATTTCTTTCCTTTCCTTTTTCAAGATAATCTGCAGCTTCATTGACATCATTATTGACTACTTTACTATTTAAAAATGCTGTTTTAAACATTTCAGCAATCTCCTTCTCGTCAACTCCGCATAAACTAGGAACATTTCTACTCATATCCCCAATGATTCTTATAAAGAAATCTTCAAATTTATCCTGCATAAAATGTATTTCAAATTCCTCTGGCATTTCTATTATTAATTTCATTTTTCATACTCCCTCCTAATAAACATCTCTCCATCGCACCAGAAGTATTCTTCTGTTGGCATATAATTCTCTATTATCGTCTTTCTATTGCATGTATATGTTCCGTCTGCTGCCACGCTGTTAGAACACTGCTCACAGCATGTATATTCATTCAGGTTCTTATGTCGTCTTCTGCTCATCCGGACACCTCTCTATCTCCACTGCAATACCGTCTTTCTTTGTTATTTTCCACATAATCGTCTCCTTCTACTTTCTCAAAATAAAACTTCACATTATCCGACATATGCTTTACTATACCAAACCGCTCCGCCACTTGATAAGGTATGCTGTCACGCATAAGCCTTTTATGTATTTTTGAAAGATACTTTCGAAATCCCTCGACATCTAAAGTGGCTTTATAGTGGTTGCAGCTCCTACAAGCTGGCATGTAATTTGAAATGTCGTCTGCTCCACCTATCCTAAGCGGTGTTGCATGGTCTACCTGCATATCTTTGTAAGCTATTTCTGTACCACAATAAGCACAATGTCCGTTATACATGAGATATACAGATTGTCTCACTTTTTTAGATATTGCTTTTCTTTTATTCATTCTTACCTCTCAATTCTTTCAGTTTTGCTTCGGCTTCGGATTTTGTCAGAAACCAAGTTTCATTAAAGAACCTATCTGTTAAAATATGTCCTGTTCCATACTTAACATTCTGATCACACTCTAAGTACCAGCCGCGCCTTGTCAGTACGAAATTCTCTACTTTCTGATGATAGACTTTGTTATTTTCACTATGCCTATTTAATATGTTCAGCTTGTAATTGACCTGACTAGGAACAAAATAAACATCATCTCCGATTTTACAAGGTAACTTGACAAGTCTGCCCTGTTCCTCTAAGTCCTCATATTCTTTCAGTTTTTCTCTTAAATCAGCTATCGCCCATAAATTACGATAAAACAATGCCAGAAGTCCTACTGTACTATCTATTTCTACTGAAAGCATAGAACCCATATATTCCTCAAATTCTTCATCTGATAAATCAGTTAAATCTACATTGCAAATATCTTTCATAAGACTTCTTGCAAGCTGCCTACTGTCAATGTCTAAATTGTAATCTCTGTATCTTGCATTACGCTTATTATCTATATAGCAACTATTATGTGCCAGTTCAATCATAGACATATCAGATGTATTTTTATTACTTGTAAGTCTTTTCATTTGCCTTCCTCCTTCTGCTGCCATCTCTATTGTATTTATCAGCCGGCTTATAGAATGGGCAAGGCTTATCCTCCTTAGCGCAATATAACTCATTAAGTCCCTTACAATCTTTTTGCTCCAAATTAATCATAATACAATCTTTATTCATTCCAGTTTCCCCTTCCTGCATTACACAATGCCGATATTCCCCATGCCGTTATAAAGCCGGCTACAAAACATATTATTCCTATTGTCATACTGCCTCCTTATACATATTTTTTGTGACTCTGTTCAAGCTCTGATTCTGATATATCTAGATATATCTGTGTGGTTTCTATAGATTCATGCCCTAGCAGCTTTGACACCTGCTCTATTGGCATTCCCCGCCTTAATGCAAATGTAGCGCCTGTTCTTCTAAATCTATGTGGGTGTGTTTTCTCTACGCCTGCCTTTTTTCCTAATTTCCTTATAATCGATTCGATTGAGGAATTGTCCATATGCCCTGTTCCAATGATTTCTTTATTTTGCCACCAATTACACTGTTCTTTTTTAGGTAATCTTCTTATGTAGTTAAGATTTTCACTTGAAACCCCGTATCCTGTTGCATTACTGTTTGGCAGTAAATATGGATTGTTATCCTGCCTCTTTTCCATATATTGTTCCAGACTTAATTTTGCCCTGGCATTCAAGTAACATATCCTATCTTTCTGTCCTTTTCCGTGTACAATCACCGATTCTCTGTCTTCTGAGAAATCCGAGATTTTCATGTTAGACAGCTCTGTAACTCGACACCATGTAGATAACAATACTTCAAAGATCAGCTTGGTTCTTAAGTCGTCTGGCTCAATATTCATTCTTAATCTTTCTATGTCCATTTCTGTAAATGCTGGCTTTTTTACCTTGGGAATCTTAATCTCCTCAATCTTATTAAAAGGATTTTTGATTATATACTCCTCTTTAACCATCCATGTATAAAAAGACGACAAGTCTCTATATATGTTTTTCAAATACACTTTTGACGCTCCGTCTCTTACCTCTTTTATTGCCAGATATTTTTTTATATCATTTGATGTTACTTCTGTTGGAATTTTAGGACATTCCATAAAGAATCTCCTCAGTTCATTATTGTACTGAGTCAGCGTCCGTTCTGTTCTTCCTGCTACCCGCTTACTTAGTAAGAACAGTCTTATATATTTGTCCACTCCTTCTTCATCCGCAACAATAAGTTCTGTACTTCTCTGTGTTATTTCATATGGTTCTAAGGTAAGGTATAATCTGGACCTTAATTCTTCCGGCGGAATATTGTAGCTTATAAGCACCTGCTGTAGTTTTTGCATAAGTTCATCTCTTTCGCTCACAACAGCACCCCCTTATTCTTTGGTGTTCTCAGGGCATGCTCCTCTGAAAACGGATTGTTCATAAGGGTGTCTCCCTGTATGCATACTGCATCTATTCCGTTAAAGCTCAACTGTATATATGTCATGTATATACTGTTCCAGTCCAAATCCTGTGCAGTGACCCTTAACTGTCTTTGTGCATTTCCTCCGCGTTCATTAATTACTTTTGCCGTCGCTAGAATCATTCCGCCAGCTCCGCAACTAGGTTCATTTAATCGTATTATTTCATCTTCAGGATACTTATGTAATTGTGCTGTCAGCACACTAACATGAAATGGTGTGAAAAACTGCCCTGTGGACTTATTCCCACACTCAGCGGCCATGTATATTTCACCCAGTGCATCATATGGTCCTTCCTGTTCATACACTTCAATCAGTGCCTGTCCCAGTTCCACAATTGTGTTTAATTGCTCACTGGTATATTTGCTTGCAGTATCTATGTATGTCTTTTCTCTCTGCTGCCATAGGTCTCCATGAATAATCTCGCAGGCATTAGATATTGACAAAGAAAGCATCTTACACCAGTCCGTGAATATAACGTATGGTGTATATGTACCTGACATTCTCTGTATTTTTTTAGCAATTTCTTGTGTCAGTGTATTAATAACTTTCACCTCTTTCATAATAGGTTCGTATTCTGTATTTATGCGGTCTACAGGGTTTTCAAGTGTTCCAATTCGGTTGCCAATGTAACTGCGTTTATGCGTGCTGCTTCTATCCGCATATTATCCGGTGTTGTATCAGATGCGCTGTAATCCTCGATAAACAGAGTAATCTTGCGATGTGCATCACATATTGCTTCCCAGCAATTCATATAGTTTCCAAGTGCGTCTACTTCGTCCTCACATTCTGTATTTATCGCATTTGTTGGCATTTCTGGCTCTGTTTTTTCTTTCTCTGCAGAAACTTTTTCAAAATATGGCGGTTTTTCCTGCTGCTTATCCACAAATGTATCTGTTTCCTGCACATTTTCTGTGGAATCTGCCTTATTATTGCCGTTTTCCGGTAAATACTCCGGATGATTAAGCACGCTGTCCTGCCCTGGTATCTGTTCCTCTTCCGTATTCTCTTCTACCGACTGGGGCTTAGGTTTCTCAATCTTAGCTTTCTGCACCTTCTTTTCTTTCCTCTGCACTGGCTTTTCCTGTTGCACCGGTGCAATTTCTGCTTTTTTCGGATATTCCTCTTTATAGATGCTTGTCCATGCCTTAGCCGGATCTTCTGTATCAGCTCTGCTAAGTATGTCTACCACAAAATCTGCAAGGTCCTCTATGTTCCACTCTGTCTTTTCCATGCTTCGCACATTGGTTATCGTTATTCTTCCGGTATTAATCTTAATACTTAACATTAGTCGACCAGTTCCCGGAATGCGTACTGAATATATCATCTCTCCTGATGGGGCTAATATATTCATCAGCTCTTCTGTTTCTATAGAAGACTGTGCAATCTTGGTAAATAGTTCAGGCATATCATGCAAAAGTTGATACATAACCTGTCCAAGCTCGTTATATTTCTCTGCATCTTCCTGTGTACCTTCCATCCATACTTCAATGTCAGATATCTTATTTTCCTCATCAATTTCCTTTTTGATATCTTCTATCTCAGACTTGGAGAAATCTGCGCTTATCTCTTCATTAATTTCATCAGGAAGCTGCAGCATGATTGTCAGTTTTGCATATCCCATACCTTTATATCTGTCCTGCAGTTCTGCACTGTTTCCGCCTTCGCTGAATCTGTCGTTAATATGTATAAACCTTGATACCTGTGTTTTATCAAGACCATAGCGGGCTTTCGCAAATTCCACAACATTCGCATATCCAGTGTTTGCAAGTATGTCTGTATCTCTGGCAACCTTAAGAAGATATCCTATCTTTACAAAGCTTTCCGCACTCTTTACAAGCTCTGTATCTAGCTCCTGCTGCCACTCATTAAATGTTTTTGTGTATAGCACTTCATTCATGCTGTCTTCCTCTCTTTCTTAGCTATGTGTTTTTTATATTCTTTTAAAAATTCCTCTATAATCTCCCTATCCGGCTTAGTATCATGTTCCCCATACCACTGCATTATCTTGTCATTTTTTAGTTCCACCGTAATGTATGGAGTATCAGGAGCCTTTATATCTCTGATTACCATTATCCAACCTTTACCTTCATTAAAGTCCTTCAAATAGTGCTGGTTATCACTCCCGACACAGTGGTGAAGCATTCTCCCTTCTAACACAATTTCTTTAGCATCTAGGGCTGGTCTTATAATTAATCCCTCATGCATAAATGTATATTTCTTAGGTATCTTCTTTGATCTGCTCTTTATATTCGGATATTTCTGCTGCATCTCAGTGATATACTTCTCATTTTTTCTCTGTTCAGCTTCCAGACGTATTCGTGTATATGTTTCATACAGATTTCTTGGCTTAAGATAAACAGTATTACTTAAGTCATCTCCATTATCTTCGCGTTCTCGAAGATAATCTTTATATTCTGTAAGTACCTGCCTGAGATTCTCAAGATGGTCATCTTCTAAATACTTATGTGCTATATTCCATAATTTTGTAATGCTCTGAAATCTTAGCAAATACTCTAATGCTGTCTGGTTAGAACTCATATACAGTTCAAATAACATGTCATAATCCTGCTCTTTTATTTTGTATTTATCAGCAATCTGTTTGAACGCTTTAAGCTCTTGCGGTCCAATAGTTTCCGTTTTTCCACTTTCTTTTAAGTACTTTAATTGTGTCCTAGTGATTCTTAATATCTCATGTAGTTCCTTTACATGCTTATTAACCTGGTTTGTGCTGCCTCTCTGCCATATAATTCTTCTACAAATATTTCTAAAATCGTTTTTAAACAATGTTTCTAGCTGTGGACATCTCGCGAAGCTTTCTACAGTCTTATACTGGGCCAGATACTTTCGTTCTATTCTTTCTGGTGTGCTGTATATTGTTTTATACATATCTTGTGGAAGATACTTCATCTGGCTGTCCTTTATGCAGTCATAGTTGACCTCAATAAGTTCTATTACATTGCTAAGTGTCACATTTCTGTCTTTACGCCATCTGTATTCTGAATTGTATCTATAATATTCTCTACAATATCCGGGACGCATAAACACACGCTCATATTCTGTTGTTTTGATGTTCCTTGCCCCTTCTGGTGTTCTTGTTACAAATACATCATACATTCTTGTAATCAGGGTTCCGTCTGCTGCCACTTGATATAAAAATGTCGTGAAATTCTGGTATGTACACTTGGCATGCCCCATTGGATAAAGCAATGCACTGTCTCCACATTTAGGACATTCAAAAGCTTTTAATCTTTCCGGCTTGGGATATGTCAGTATCGGTTCAATTCCTTCGTATGGTTCTGTTCTTAGCATATAATCTTCTCCACACTGGCAACAATGATAATCAGCATATATTCCATGTCTTTTGTAATATATAATATTCCCCTGATTCACTTTGCTTTCTATGCGCATTTGAAGAATTCTAGGCTCTTCCGGGAGTAATTCAAATAATTTCTCTTTTTCGTCATTCTCCCGCTGCTTCTTTCTAAGATCTGACATACTATCCACCTTCGATTCAATTGACTCAAGCATATCAACAGCATCTTCGCTATAATATTTTGTGTCTATTAACTTTGCATATTTCTTTACAGTTGCAACTGTCTGGTCTGTAGTATATGCCTCTTTCAACATTCTCCTTTTGGGATTGTTCCAGTAGATTTTTGTGTCTGCTTTTTGATTTTCATAGTCATAGTTGAATCTTCCGGTGCTACAATATACTTCGCGATATATGAGTTCCTTCTTGCTATACAAATCTGCAATAAGGTACTTATCACCATCAAAACTTACGATATCAGCTATAAGCGTCAGTTTTCGTTTTCCTGTAGGTTTTTTCCCTTCGTATGCGATAATCTGTTTTCTTTTCATTTCGCGCCTCCAAGGTAATAAGCCTTTATGATTTCATACGCTCTTCCCATTCCAGGGATTCCCATCTTAACAGAAGCACCTACGCCTGCTGCCTTAACAATATCCTTATCCACCGGATAACAATTTTTAAAACTCCACTTAAGAAGTTCTGCGATACAGCCCTTTATCGTCTTTCCCTTTCTGCGTACCGCTACAGCCATATCAGGATGCTCTGTAACCTGTGCTTTTATATAATTTATCCAGTCCTGCACTATCTCAACCGGCTTAAGTTCATCCTCTTCAATCTTTATTTTTCCCAGTGCTGCCATAAGCGGATTGCACAACTCTGTTACTTCTCCGTCTATATAGTCCTCTGCATCAGCTGGATCAAGGCCATTCTCTCTTGCTATATCCCTTATAGCCTGTGTATCTCCCTGTGCAAGCTGTGCGGCTGCTGCCTTATTTATCTCTTCTGCCGAATCAAATTCTCCAAATACCTCAAACATATTGTGTCCTCCTACAAATAATTTTTCATGAATAACTGCATCCACTCACTATGACTGAATACCTGTTCAAATCTCGTTTGACCTGCTCTTATGAGCTTTAAGTCTGTTTCCCTGCATATATGTACAGCTTCCTTGCCCGTTCTGTGATGTTCTGGACACAGCCACACCTTTAAACCGTAATGCTCTGATATCTTTCTGTTGGCCGTTCCATGCATTATGTGATGGCACTCAAGCCCACCAGACGGAAGCGATCTGAAAATGTTATTCTGCGTCATTATCTGCCGGCATATATAACATTCTTTTATGTCCTGCATTATGCTTTCCATGTCTCTCCTTTCCCCGCCCTGCGTACAGGGCGGAACTGCTGCCAGATTTTGCTGTGTGATATATTCTTAACCGCGTATACGGATAAGTATGTAGATACTTTCGGAGTAAAATGTTACTCCCATTCTGTATTTATGCGGCTTTGCACCATTCTTGTTTCTTAATTGTCTACCTCTGGATGCTGACATACATATAACTGTCTCTCCAACCTCGCTATCTCTCCGCTAAGTATCGTAAGATTAGCAACCTTAAGGCTTGTCTCGTCTGATGTTTTACAAGGCGGCATCATATACGCCGCTTTTCTTAGCCACTTGAGGCGAGCCAGCTCTCTTTTTATTTTTACTTCGTCCATGATTTCTCCATTTTCTTAAGCTCATATTCCATGTACTTACTGAACTCATGCTCTTTATTATTCGACCAGCTTATAACATGTCCGCGACTTACATTTAGGTACTGCTGCCACAAGTCCGCATTTTTTACCTCTTTCCCATTAGCTTTCGTCCATCCGGCTTTTTCCCATTGTTGCGGCCAAAAGTTCCTGCAGCTGTTCAACACGTGTTCGCAACTAGTATTTATGCGGATTTCGCAGTTTTCATGGAAGCGCATTAATGCATGTATTATTGCCTGCAGTGTTGCCTGATTCTCTGTTACATTTTCAAGCGTGCCTTTGCCGTTTCTAATGAACTCTTTGCCATTAATTACTATCTTTAAGACATACATATATTCCGTATGTTTCTTTATTGCCGGACCTTTAGCTGTCGTCTGGATGAATACGTCTACCTTTTGCATCTCTTTTTCTCCAATCCCGGAGTCTTGCTGTTATATAAAACATGCCATTTGCTCCATTGTAATACACCTGTGATTCCAGTAAGGAATACTCTGGGTGCCATGCTTGTATCTCTGCTTCTCTTGCAGCCTTATCTCTTACAAATGTGTCTATATATTTGCTTACAGGCACATACCGCCCATTTCCACCCTTTCTCTTGGAACGAACCTTACGAACCCTGAACTGTCTAAGCCCTGTTGAGCAGTTCCACCGCTTCTCATTTTTCTGCCGGTGCTTGTCCTTTGTTATGTACTTGGCCATTCCTACAAGACCATAAGCATCTTCCTCAAGTCGCTTTGACTGGGAACGCTCTCCCAACTTCCACAACTTCTCACATACATCTCTGTCAAGAAGCCCATCCATAATCACATGATGATGCCAGCGCACCTTTGCGTCGGGATCATGCTCTGTAACATATATGTACTTGGCTTTAGGCAGACCTAACTTCTTGCGTCTGTAATTAATCCGCCGGATGTAATTAGTCATATTCTTAATAGCATCTTCCCAGCTAGATGGTTCATTCCCCTCAGAGTATGTAAGCGTCATCCATATATCTTCATTTGTGAAGTTCTCAATAATCAGTCTTGAGCAATACTTAATAGCATTCTTATTGTTCAGGTTCTTCTGGGTTTCTTTATCCCTTATCCGTCCTTCCTCCGGAATGTCCTCTTTCCTCGTGAACTCAGGATATATTTCTATCTCTAACTGATTACCTGCACGGATCTCCTTACATGTATAGACACACCTGTATTTGGTCTTCAGCATGTACTCCATGAAGACCTCATTCATATCTTCTACAGATTTATCAATTGCCGCTTCATAGTCATAGGAAATGTACCTTGTACCTCTTCTTTTCATGTACACCCCTTTTAATAATCTTTTTCGCAGACTTGTTAATATTCATTACAAGCCCAAGAAAAAAGACCATTTTATTAATTTTTCTTGATATACTTGAACATTTCTGATACAATATTATTGTTATATTTGCAGAGCATTTAATGTTCTAAGTACTAGAGCCGCCGGTCCAGCGGCTCTTTTTATATGGTTGGAAGCCTGTAAGCTCCTTCCGGCACAAAGCTGAATATCTCTAACAATCTCAGCCTTGTGTACCATCTGGCAGCCAGCTCCGTGTTACCATTCCTAAGATTCTCATTAATTCTCTTGTTGTAAGATATTATTAAACCTACACGCCGCATATTATCCTCCTTTCCTAAATTACAATATCCTTTGGTTCATTCGGATTCGTTAAATCCTTTCCCTCGTTATCCCTAAAGAATCTTTCAAGCTCTGACTTTCTTATTCTTGTATGAGGGATTTTAAGCACCCTTATCTGATTTGCGTTGATAAGTGTATAAACATACTGTTTAGAAGCTCGCATGATTGTTGCCACTTCCTCCACTGTATACACCATATCCTCTGGCTCTCTCTTTATTGTTGCTATCTTCATAAGCCTGCTCCTTTCCTTAATCTATTTCCTCTTAGGTTCATGGCATAACACCAATATTGTTATGCAGATAATTGCTGTTATCGCTACTGCTGTATAATTCACTCTCTCACCTCCTCGAATAGATAATGTCACATATCGTGTCATTATTAATCAAAAAAAATAGACTGAACCGACTTTCCATAATACTGTGCCAGTTTAATCTTTATAGAATCTCTTGGGATTCTTTCGCCACATTCATACATAGACAAAGCCGAATCACTTATGCCTATTGCTTTCGCAACTTCACTCTGTGGCTTATTTCCTCTTAACACTGTTAACCTGTTGCCTATTTCCTTGGGTTGCAAATTATCACTCCTTTCATGCCACACTTTGTGGCTCAACTGTAATATATCACTTGTCACATATCGTGTCAACACATTTTGTGGAATTTTTTTCTTGATTTTTCCACAATTCGTGTTATTATATATTTAAAGTAACATAAGGAGTTGAATTATATGGGTGATTTTCCTAACATATTCAGAAAAATAAGAGAACAAAGTGGACTTACTCAACAGCAAATGGCTGATAAACTTGGTGTATCCAGAAGCGCTATTGGAATGTATGAAAATGGCGAAAGAGAACCAAATTTTGAAACTTTGGAACTAATTGCTGATACATTTAATGTTGATATGAACTATTTACTAGGTAAAAAACCTACTACTGAGGTTATTCCCGATAGGTATTACCTTGATGATGATGCCAGAGATATGGCTCAGTTTATGTATGAGAATCCTGAATACAAAGTTCTCTTTGACGCTTCTCGCAAGGTCAAGAAAGAAGATATCGACTTTGTTAAGCAGATGATAGATAGAATGTCAAATAAAGGGGATGATTAATATTACTACTAATGTTATTTACGCAGATATGCCTCCTACAATAAAGGCATACACTGTTAATAATAATGATGATTCTTTTACAATCGTGCTTAATTCTCGGCTAAACCGAGAACAACATCTTAAATCATATCATCATGAATTAACACACATTGAAAATGGAGATTATGACAGACAGTGCAAAGATGTTGATATGATTGAAATATATGCACACAACATAAATTAAGCATTAAAAAGGGGGAGAATGCTTTATATGCTTATAGATAAGAAAGAGCTAAAATCTTTAAAAAAGGCTGCAAAATTTTTAACTAACAATAAATTTTATATTACACTCTCATACATAAATGGTCTTCAGTATGAACGCCAAATAACTTGTAATGTTGGAATGTTTGAAGATAAATTGTTTATAGATTTCTTTGGTGGAAACAAATATATTTATTCTACTCATGAAATAAATAATGTATTTCTCTCTTTAAAATACATCGTTATAGAATTTATTGATAATTCTTTTATAGTTTTTTCTTCTTCTGATAACAACCTATTAAAGATATATAATACATTAGTTATGCAATATAATATACCTTCTGTCCAAAAAGATATTAAAAATTTTGTTGCCAACTTGAATTATTCAACAATATCACAGCAACCCATTAATGAGCCTACAGAATATTCGCCTTCATATTCTGATAAAACAGACTGCTCTTCATCAATATCAAATAATTTGGATGCACCGCAAACAAAAGATGCTCACATAGTTTTCCCAGATTGGTATATATCAATCTGCTTTGGAAAATCCTCTTCGGAAAATTACATGAAAGCTGTCACTCTTGCCAAGCAGGCTCCGCAATATCATACTCAAACGGATAATGGAATCATTCTTCATCAGGCTATATACTCGAGTGCTCCACAAGAATATCTCGCTTTTATAAGCTTATATGAATTGGTTAGCACATGGAAATCCAGTTTTACTATAATAAACGGGAAAGTCATTGACAGAAAGATAATAGGTAAGTTGAATTATTGTTATGGTGATAAATGCCGTAGTGGTGACCCACATTTTTGTTATGGTGCTAGTTATATGACCGAAAATCCTTTTGGTTGTCACAGATTACAAGTAAGTGCAGCTAATAATCCTTGGTGGTCATTCTACCGAAGAGTAGGAAATAATTATATTTTGAATCAAATGGAACTAAAAAAGAGGATTGACTCATATGCTTCTGTTTATTGTTTGTGTCCATGCTTTAATTATCAGCAAATAATCCAAGCATATAACTCTCTTCCGATAAGATTAACACAATATCAATATAATAGATTGTCTGCTAGTAACTGGGGATTAAGAATGTGATATCCCAGATGCAGAATAGTATAGAGAAAGTTTGAAAATGAGACAATAGTATATTGAGGTATTAATATGAGTGAAAAAGAACAGTTATTACAATTAATTGAAAAAGTTCCTGATTACAAGATTGGTTATGTATTAGCTTTTGTAAAGGGACTTTTAGCTTGTGATGATACCGAAAAATAGCAAAAAATTGAATAAAAATGTAATTTTCTTAAACAAAATGATAAAGATTTTTACATTTCGTGTTGACATTGTTAACAAAAAACGATATTATATCTCAAGAAGATATGGCTAACTTGTTTGGCTGTGAATAGAGGACTTGAGATATATATCTTAAGTCCTCTATTTGCATTTAGGAGAAATATATGAATAAAAAACCGCAAGAATTTTTAACAATTGATTAGCAAATTGAATTGCTCAAAGAAAGACATTTAAATTTCAATAACGAAAAGTTTGCTAAAGATATGCTTTTAACTCATGATTATTACCTGTTTGGTTCAGTGATAGAAAACAGACAGAAATATTAATTTTAAGGAGAATTATTATGAAAACTGCTAAAGTCATAAAAATTTTAGATAAGTACTCTATTTTAATTAACTATGGAAGAACTAAAGGTGCTACCATAGGCGAAAATGTTCAGGTTGTTGAAATAGGTCCTGAAATAACGGATCCAGATTCTGGAAAAAGTCTCGGTACTCTTGATCACATTAAAGATGTATTGCAAATACAAGAAGTCTTTGATGAATTTTCAATTTGTAAAAAAAAGGCCGAAGTCAATTTTGCCTCATTTGTAGATCCTTTTAAGCAAGCTGAAAAAATATACTCTGAGCAAGCATTACTTGTCAATAAAGAACAGATAACAAAAATACAAAGACCGCAAAACAATATTATCAATTTAGGAGATACTGTTAAAATACTATAAAATTTTATTTGAAAATTATTGACTTTTAGTTTCCTTACAAATATAATGTAGTCAAGTTAAATAGCTGATACTTAAATGGACAGCGAAGAAAAAGCCTTGCTACATATATTTGTGGCAAGGCTTTTTCGATTTTATTTTATTATGGAGAAAACTATATTGGATAAACCGTTTTTAACTTTTGAAGAACAAATAAATAAACTTATCAACGAAAAACATTTAGTTATAAATAACCGCGATTACGCACTTGAGGCGTTATCTTCTATATCATACTATGACCTCGTTAATGGTTATAAAGATTTGTACCAAAAGGATGATGTATTTATACCAGGATTAGGAATTGAACAGTTATTTACAACACATATATTTAACAAAAATATTCAAGGTGTTATCGTTAAATATGCTGGATATGCAGAGAATTCATTTAAAACTATTCTTTCTTATATCATTGCCAAAAACATATCTGAGAAAGAAACTGAATATCTAAATCCTAAGAATTACAAATACTCTAATGACAAAGACAAACGGCAGAATCTTAGAAATTTATTAAATAACACTTTAAAATTATGCAATGAAACCCATGATACACCAACATCTCATTATAGAAACACAAAGGATCACATTCCACCATGGATATTATTCAAAAACGTATCTTTTTCTTCTACAACAGATATATATAAATATCTAAAAACCGAAGACAAAGAAGATATGTTTACATATTTCCGGCTTTTATCCGTTTCTAATATAGACAATGAAGCTAAAGCTAATGTTTTACTAAGTGCTCTAAATATTGTTCGTAAATTTAGAAATAAAGCAACTCATAATCTTGATTTCGTTAAATATAGATCTCCACTTTTTCATAGTGCTAATCATATATTTGAAAATACGCTTTTATACACAAATGAAATTAATATAACATATGATAATATATGGGGTCTTATTTTATCAATGATTATTTTATTAAATAATAAATATTTAGAATATGGATTCATAACTGAATTATCTACATATTTGAATAGCTATGGAAGTGATATGAGTAAACTATATTGCCACATGACAGGTATTCCTATAGATTATCAAAGAAGATTTAAATTATACACATCTACTTTAATGACAAGTATCACAAATTATAATCAAGAGGAAAAAAACGACAATGCTCCAAATCTACAAGATACTTATGCGGATGTAGCAGCAACATCTGAAACTGATCCATAACATCTGTGTTTAAAATATAATTGCAGACTATGTCATAGACATAAAACTAGTAATAACTGAAAAAAGAAAAACTAAAATAAAAGCCCCTGTGCTACCAACACAAGAGCTTTTACCACGATACTTACAATAAGCTGTGCTTATATATAATATCGCCCTAGACAAGCCATATTATATCATTAGCAGCACCGCTTTTTCAAGTAGGTGTTATTTTTGTACCCATTTTTACTGTTGCCTGATGCAACTTCCCCAAAAACAGAAAGGAATGGTTAATATGAAAAAGAAAATATCTAAGGTCCTTACATATAAGCGTGGCAATCTATGGGCCTATCGTTTCGAATCTGCCCCTGTAGATAGCAAAAGGAAGTGGATTACCAAGAGCGGATTTAAGAACCAATCTGAGGCATATGAAGCCGGTATGGTCGCATACACACAATATAAACAGACTGGCAAGAGCTTCACTCCATCTAATATCTCTGTATCTGATTACATGGATTACTGGATTGATAATTATTGCAAGGTCAATCTTAAAGCTAATACGGCATCAACTTACAAAAAGAAAATTGATTTATATATAAAGCCGGCTATTGGTTCATATTATCTTAAAGACATAGAGCCAAGTCTTCTCCAGGAGCTTATAAATAATCTTTTTAATACCGGAATGTCGCGAAACTCTCTCGGCAATGTTAAGGGCATTCTTACCAAGTCATTTGCCTACGCAAAGACTACTGCAAGATTTATTAATGATGATCCTTCTGCAACTATTTCTCTTCCGCTTCCAAGAGCAAAGGCAGAGGTTAAAACCAAAAAGAAAGTAAGAGTCGTATGGACTAATGAGCAGCTTGATACTGTCTTTAAAACATTTGCACAAGGACATATATATCATATGCCACTTCTTCTCGCTTATAGGTGCGGCATGCGTCTGGGTGAGATATTTGGTCTTATGTGGGATGATATAGACTTTGATAATGGAATATTAAGCATTAACAGACAGGTACAGAATCATGATGATAAATGGTATCTGGAAAACCCTAAATATGATTCATATCGTACCATAGAACTTGATGATACAACGCTTTCAGAACTTAAAAGGATGTACGATCATGAAAAGGAATGTGAACAATATTATAATGAATATTACAACTATATCTACTGTGAGACACTTGAAGATGACTCTAAGAGACTTACTTATGAGCCGGCTGGCGAATCAATGCATATGGTGCTTGTAAGAGATGATGGCTCATGGATTCAGCCAAGAACCATGATGCACTGTTTTAATGTTATTCATCACAAGCTTGGCTTCACTGAGCTTGATTTCCATTCTCTCAGGCATACACACGCTTCTAATTTACTTGCCAAAGGAGCTGATGTTAAATATGTACAAGAGCGTCTGGGACATAAAAATGTAGCAACCACTCTTGATATATACGCCCATGTCACAGAAACCATGCGTGAGCGCAACAAGGACATATTAAATACACTATAACAAAAAGGCATCTGTACACACATCTCATTGTACACATTAAATCCTAATGTGTACAAAATGTGTACAAATGCCTTTTTTCAATGTGTACACATTAAAATTGTACACATATCAAAATCGTAAAAC